TCAATTGGATATAGATGTATCCGGCCAATGGATTAATTTCTTAGACTACACACCGGATGTGTCGCATAATACATTGACATTTAATCGGTTTGAGGATACGGTTGTAAAGATTGATAATGAGTCGATAACAGAATACTCGAAATCAATTAACACCTATAAAAATAAAAACGAGAATACATCCTACGATCTAATCAATGGTTCCAAATACTATGTTCGCGTCGCTAGCGTAAATGAATTAGGTATATCTGCGTTTTCATCGGTGTTATCGGGTGTCGTATTTGCCCGACCATCATCTATGCCAGTTACAATAGTAGGTTCACCCGTGATTGGGAATCAACTTATTTATCTCACGTGGCGAATTCCGCAAGACGACGCTGGTTCTCCAATTCTCAATTATATTATTGACTATGAAAAGGAAACCACGCGAATTGTAAATGGGGTAACCATTAATCAATATGAAAGTAGTCAACGATACAAAATTTCGGAAGATGAGCCTAACCGGCAGTCTTACCCCAAAGATGACTTTGTAGAAGTATACGCGAGTTATAAAAAATACGATTTATTGCCTTCTAATGAACAAACACGTATACGTAACTTGCGGGCGGAACTCACGCGGTTTGTGATTCCACCTACGCCCATTACACTTCGAGATTCGGATTATTATGCCTTTAGACGCGACCCATCTACTGGTGCTCTTTTACCGCCAATCGCCAATCGTAGCATCATTTTGAAATACGACCAACGCTTTTTTTCATATATCGGGGATGAACTTACACAAAATGTGTTTGATATATCCAATATTCAACTGAAGTGGTATTACGTAATTGACAATGATTATAACTCCTGGAATTCGGATGACCTTACCGTTTCGTTTAAGATGTCAATACGCGGACATTTGAAATATGTCACCGGAAATTCGGCGCTCGATATTAGCAATATCTTTTATATTCCAGCGTCCACTGTATATTATGTGAACCGCACAATGTTTTCAACTACTGCGTATTACAAGTATATCAATTATATCACCGGTAGTGTTATTATTAGCAATAGTTCCACGAGTGACGTTGTCCCGAAAATATTCATTCCTACATTGCCTCGGATTGATTCGTATAATAATAATCAGCGTTATAAATTACAAATTGATTATCAAATTACCGAATTTATTCCGAGTGATGGTTTGAACCGATTCTTCGTGTATTTCGCACCAATCATTATTAACGGGACTGCACCGGTAAGAACGCGCAGTGGTTTGAATACCATTTTTACATTGAAAATTCAAAACAATTCTAAATCACCTATTTTAAATAATATTAAATATCGGTTTAAAATTACACCATTTAATCTAAATGATTACTTTCAACCAAAAACCGTTGAAGAACGTATTGGCACTGCGAATGCCGACCCAATCACAGACGTTAGTTATTCACTTATATCTACTAGTCAAGGTGGGATTGTTAGTCTTCAATGGAAGTATTCTCCGATTTCGGATTATTATATCACGATACGAATTCCCGAACAATATAAAAACGATAATGAAGAATATCAATTGGTTACAGATACAGGTGATGTTACGTTCTCTATCTTTGTGAAGACACTCACGCCAGTAAATAATGTCGTCACATATACTATACCATCCACATTGCCAGCAGACATTGCTAGTGGAAATGCGCAAAGTTATTTGAAAGCAGGGCGCGGGTATACCATAAGCGTGGCACCGGTGAAAATTGTCGAAGTCGCAAACGACTTGGTTTCATTGCCCGCAGGTTCACAGGAACTTGCCCCGAGTGGAACATACATTATTCCGTTTCGCGTTCCATTGCGACCGATTGGACTAACCGCACTTGGAAATAATGGCACGGTGGCATTGTCATGGAAGTTGCCGAATTTACTCGACGACCCGAATTACTATACCACGATTTATACGCCACTAGAAACAGAACGAAAACTCCCCTTTTATACTTATCGGTTTTATACATTGGAACGTCGCGACATTTCGGCTGCGACGGTTGCTGCGAGAGACTGGGTGGTCGTCGCAGAAGATATTTCCATTCCGGATGGAAGTGCTACCGGTTCCGGCGCTGTAAGGAATTATACGGTAACGGGTCTTACGAATGAAAACAATCATCAATTTCGTGTTCGTTTGATGATTATCAATGATTATAATAAACAGCGCGCGTTATCGGATTATACTTACTTGACAAATATTAATGCGGTGGGTGTGGCCGAAAGTTCTGGGAATACGGTTTATCCTTCGATTTATCCGTATAAACCTAGCCGACCGTTGTTACGTTATGCTTCACGCGACAATTCGAAATTAAAAGAGTTGATTGTGTCTTTTCAAAATCCGAGTTACAACGGAAATGCGGATTATTACAATGTCTTCATTGAATATACACCACCAAATGTTCCGGCGGGTTCGGATGTCTCTTGGAATAATATTTTTGATACCACTCCAGGAGTGGGAATCGCAACGCCGCCATCTGTGTCATTACGCACCACAAATGCGGTTGGTAACAATCAAGAAACATTTACGGTCACGTGTATAAACCAGGTTATTGCATATGGTATTCGTATACGTTTACTTGGTCGTAAGAATGGGTTAGCAGAACCCTATCTATATACATTGTATTCGGATTATTCGGATATCGACTTCATTGACTTATAAATGTGGCGATACGGCGATACGGCGATACGGCGATACGACTACGGCAATCCAGCTTGAAGTGCCGTGACCTGCTCCATTGTTAGTGTTTCTGGAAAATCAACATTGAATTTGATTTTAAGGACGCCTGTTTCGCCGTTCTTTTCTAACCCCAAACCTGGTATTGTTTTAATATTACCAGGTTTAATGATGCTTCCTGGCTTGTTCGCAAGTTTGAATACACGACCATTGATGTGTGTGATTTCAAAATCAAAACCGCAAAGCGCGGATTTCAGGGAAATTGTGCGTTCCATTATTAAGTCTAGGTTTTCGACTTTGAATACGGGATGCTGAAGCACGTTGATTACAATACGGACATCGCCTTTCATTCCTACTTCGTTCAAATGCCCGCAATCATTTAAAATAATGGTTTCACCACCTTGGACGCCTTTGGGGATTTGCGCGTGGATGGTTTCGCGTTCAATCTTTACGATATCATTGTCAGGAACTTGACGGTCGATTTCAAGCGGAATGGTGCATCCGTTATAACATTGTTCTAGCGTCAATGAAACGGTCTTGATAATGGTTTCCGGCACTTGGTAGACACGGACATGGGGTTGCTGCGGCGGAGGCGCGTTCGATGCGTTCCCTGGTTGTTGCGGGCGCCCGCGATGAAATGTTTGAAATACGACTTTCGGGCCTGGACCGCCGTGTGCGCCGTGTGCGCCGTGAATGCCGTGTCCACCGAACAACATATGAAGGAGCTCTTCGGGAATACCTGGAGGGAATCCGGGAGGGACGCCGCCGCCGCCGTGTGCGCCGTGCGCTCCGAACGGAAAAAATGACTGACCGCCAAATGGAACACCGCCACCGACTCCGCCGCCACCTCGTCGCATATTGTCATAGGTTCGCCTCTTATTTGCTTCTGATAATACCTCATACGCATTATTCAACTCTTGGAACTTTTGTTTGCTTTCATCGGTGTTTCCATTTTTATCCGGATGATGAAGCATTGACATCCGGCGATAAGCTTTCTTTATCTCGTCTTCGTTCGCTTTTTCATCCACGCCTAGAATTTTGTAATAATCTTTGTCGTTGTCAATATCGTTTCCACCACCACCGCCGCCAGCATTGAAATGATGAAAGTCGTCCTCGCTGAAACCGTCATCGCCCATTTCAAAAAAGACATTGGGACCAGCTGCCCCTGGACCAAATGGAAAGTTGAAGAACATTGTATTATTATTTAAACGGTTTATTTTATATACTTTACAACGCATTGACTTCATTTCACTATGAACTTCACTTCAGCATCTCTCGATTCAACTCCGTCCATTAACATACCCTTTATCACCAAATACCAACCTTCTAAAATTGACGACTTTGAGCAATTAGATGATGATACCAAAACCATTATACATAGCCTTATTGCTATGGATAATCTTAATATTATGTTATACGGCGGTTCCGGTTCCGGAAAAACATCCATTATTAACGCTATCATCCGCGAGTATTATAATAAACCCCCGTCCACCACTGTCGTCCAAGAGAACATTCTTATATTGAATAGTCTCAAAGAACAGGGAATTCAGTATTATCGTAATGATGTAAAAGTATTCTGTCAGACAATGACAATGATTCCGAATCGGAAGAAGATTGTCCTGTTGGATGATATCGACCTTATCAACGAACAGGGACAGCAAGTATTTCGTAATTGTATCGATAAATATAGCCATAATGTCCACTTTATTTCATCGTGCACGAATATTCAGAAGGTGGTAGATACATTTCAATCCCGCAATATCATCATCAAAATCAATCCATTGAATCAGGTTTGTCTAAATAAGATTATGATTAAAATCAAGAGCAACAAGAGACTGATGATAATGAAGGATGCGGAGGGATTTTTGCTTCAGGTATCCAATGGGTCAGTTCGCACATTGATTAACTATCTTGAGAAAATCAAACTCATCGACCGAGAGATTACATATGATATTGCGAATAAGATATGCACGAATATCAGTTTCCACCGTTTTGAAGAGTATACACGAGAGATTTTGAAATGTTGGGGTGATGACGTAAACGCAGCCGATGTGAATAAGGCACTTCACGCAGCCAATTCGATACTCTTTCAATTGAACGACGAAGGATATTCAGTCCTTGATATCTTGGATAACTATTTCTTATTCATCAAATTGACACCGCTGTTCGATGAGGCATCCAAGTATCGCATTACATCATTGGTGTGTAAATATATTACAATATTCCATAACATCCACGAACATGATATAGAATTGGCATTGTTTACGAACAACTTGGTGGGGTTACGCAGCGGGGTTGCGCCCCCACACGACGCAGTGCGATAGGCGGTGCGATATATGAACTTCGGTATAATTCGGCGTCAAACTTGGTGGGGTTTCAGGCACCGCCTATCACCTAGCGTCGTTCGGGGCGCACCCCCCCCGAGGAGATACTTCCCCACTAATGTGTGCGACTCCAACACCTGTTTCGGTGATAATCGCGCAAACCATTGAAACTTGCTGCGTTTCAGTATATCGTGCTCCGGGATATACAACCCTGCCGCCGTCGGCGATAATGGGACGTCTTGGTCCGCCATCAACTCCTCTATCAGAACAGGTTTGTTTGTCGTAGTTTTCACACCTAATTCTTCTGCGGGAATCACACTTACTGTGGAGGGTGTGGCAGCAGCCGCTTTCGTTATCCACCACCTCGTTGTTTCTCCTGTAAAGTCCATATCTTGCGTATGGTCTTTACTATTCAGCACCATCAAGTATTCCATATACTCCTTCATTACGGGGTCAAACTTCTTACATCCCATTATCTTTGTTGACGGTGAGTATTGTTTTTCAGCAGCGAGAGATGACGTCGTCCGGAGTTCGCCCATCACGACATTTGCTTTTTCCAAATGAGCGTCATATAACGACCGTAAGTCGTGGAAGCAAATGAACGAACTCGGGAGTAAAAATCCACCGTAAATATGAAGGACGGTGGCAAGGGCAAGGTCGCGCACGTGTGTGCGAAGAGGTCGCGGGAGATGTTCTACACGCGTCCGCCATTCCGGAATAATCTTTACAAATGCGTCGTCGTCAATAAGGCATACATTGAAACTCTCGCCACAGTGTTCAATAATATTGCGGATGGTCAGGTATTGATAGGGTTGATTCAAATTATCGCTCGTTCTTGTGCCGAAACTCTCCCACGACCTCGCGTTTTTATCAAATTCAATATGAACCCACAGGATGGGTTTGTTGTTTCGAGTGAGGCTGCTATCATTGAGAAGATACTTCTGAATGAGTTCACCGTCGTTATATTGTTCTTGGACATCAATTGTTTTCTTGTATTTGTTATATATGAAACCGATGAACATAATGAGAAGATAGGCAATCGCCAGTTTCAAGAGTTTGTTTTCGAGCATAATGAAATGGAATGAAATGGAATGAAATGGAATGGAATAGTATTATATAACCAAGAGATTAAATCTGAGTCGCACGTCGTCAATTCTCCAACCGAAATATATCCGAGTATAACTTCTTATGAATATCGCGAGAGATTTCGTCTTGTTTGGCTAAAATGAAAGCGCGCCGTGTATCCTCTTCTTCCTGTCGTATACGCGACTGGTCGTAGATGCGTTCTTGCTCTTGTTTACTCGTTTGTTTGTATAAGTCCCGCCTGGATTGGTCTCTAAATGTCTGTAGTTCATTTACGCTATTAAATCTACGGGTTTTGTAGTAGTCCTCTTCAGTTACAGGAATCACTGTTTCCGTATGTGCTTTTTTTAAGTCCTCATAACGAAGATTACCGAAGATACCACTGGAATATTCTTGAGGGCGTTCTCTCGTGAGGTCGTATCCAGCACCGGCGCAAGCACCACCACCACCCGCATATTCCAATTCTTGTCTCTCGACGAGCGCATACTTATTCCGTAACTCTTGCTTACGTTGGTTTAATCGCGCCACTTTGTCTGCCCACGACCCACTATCCTCATTGTCACCATTGCCGGTCTCGTCGCAGTCGTCCTCGCTGTTTCCGGTATTTCTGAACCACGCTTCATATCCGGCTTCGGTTTCTTCATCTTTCAGGCGATATTGGGTGAACTTTTCATTAAACCATTTATTGAATTCGCTGACTTTCATTGCCTTCTCCGTCGCATTCGCGCTACTACCAACTCCAGCCATTTCATCTAGACGGCGTTTCATTCTCTCGTGCGTTGCTTCTGAATAGTCATCTACATCACAGGAGTCAGGGCGGTAGCCTTCCGAACGCATCAGTCGCCCATAATCTACAATGTTTGCGGCGGCGGTGGCAGCGGCGTGTCCACCATCTATCGGGATATATGGCGCACGAAGCGACGGCAATGCCGCGCCCGTATTGCGCGGTGTTCTCTCGACGCGTTGTGTATAATGTTCATCCGTGGCTGGATGACGCACAGTATATATCTGATGAAGAATACGATACGCTTTCGTAAAAAAGAGAAAATACTCCTTCGGGAGTTGGCTTTTATCTGGATGCGTCTTCAAGACGGTGAGTTTTGCGCGCTTCAAATCGTCTTCGTTAAATAAGGTTGGTAGATGGAATAGCGAGAGAATATCAGAGAGATTATAATTGTCGATGTTTAAATCGAGAGAATCCATACGGACAATGAATATACGAATTATACATACATTTGGATTTCTAATTTTATGTTATTTTACGCGAAAATGACATAAAAAAATGACCAATATCTGGTGTTTCAGTTCTTAGACCTTCGCGCATCTGGCGAAGAAAGCGATAATATCGGGTGGATTCGCGCCTGTTATGGAGTCATCTGGAATATACTCAGTATTCCCTGACTTGTAAAAGAGGAACACGGGGATACCATTGACCATTCGTTTCTGTTTCATAAATGCGTAGAAATCGAGTGAATCGTCGACATTGATTTCATAACACTCAATAGGGCGGCCAATTGCCGAGAGATTGGCAACTTGTTCCATCGCAAGCGTCTTGATGGACTTACAAGGACGGCACCAATCAGCAGTTAGTTTCAGTATTGTGTGCTTGCCTTGCTTAGAATTGAATTCAAGGAGTCCCTTAAATGTTTCGCGGGTGAGTTCGGTGGGCGTGAGAGACATTGATAGGATATAGGATATAAGTGTATCTATATAATATTTGGTTTGAAAATACGCAATTCAGTTGCGAGAATTATAGTGGAATGTAAACAACAATTGTATTGGATTGGATTGTGTGATGAAAGGAGTATAAAAGTTACCTATTAAGCAATTTACAGCCAAATCTAGCCAACCTACCAGGAGTATGTCCAAAACGCCGTTTGCGCCGGAGGTTTTAAAACACGTTTTTCGCGATTTTGAATTTTATCGTCACAAATATTTTTTCCGACGAAAAAATTGTGACTGTAATTTTTTGCGTTTAATAGCCACTATTTTTATCATCCCCCATAATATGGACATAGAACCGCCAAAATCTTCCCATAGGATTGGACATTACCATTTAAGCAACTAAGGTAATATTGTCACAAAGTAGCAAAAAATAATATTATAATGAATGAAATGTTAGACCTATTATCAGGTGCTGTATCATCAGCAATACATAATTCACCAACTGTAAATCCTTCGAAAAAATTCAAATTTTCTTGTAAAAAATGTGACTTCTACACTAACAAAAGTTTTAATTATTTTCAACATATTAAGACGATGAAACACAAGATTACCAATTCAAGCCGTATTTCTATGGGAGGAATTCTATGTCCAATTTTGGATACTTCTTCGAATACCTCTTTTGATGACACATCCCTCCCAAATCCGGACACCATATCTTTTGTTCCAAATACGGTAGATATGACATATGTTAATAACGTTAATGATAACGATAATCAACAAAGTGAGTCGCGAAAGACATATCACTGTAAAAAATGCAATAAACCTTATTTTTCAAAGAAAGGTGTATGGCAACATACAAAAAAGTGCAACTATACAACAATTGCGCAACCAGTAAACGTATCAGCAAGTTCTCCGAAAGAAAACATATCGCCTGAAGTGATGACTGCGTTTATGATAGAGGTTATGAAAGCAAATCATACTCATATGCTAGAAGTTATGAATGTTGTTTTGACTTCACTAAAATCCAACCCCAACCTCTCCGCGCCTCCATCACTTCCGGCTCCTTCATCCGCACCAGATTACGGAAATCGTGGGAATCAACCGCAACAACAGCAACAAATGATACCCACGGCTGCGTCAACCTCTACGGATATTAATGGAGGGAGCGTGAGCATTCACGGTAATCAAAATAACGTCAACGCGCCAACCACCAAAAACTCCAATAATAAAACGTATAATATGAATATGTTTTTGAATGAAAAGTGTAAAGATGCGATGAACATTACTGAATTCGCGAACGGTATCGAATTGAACAACGAGGATATGGAAGATGTTGGAACACACGGGTTTGTAAAAGGCATTTCCAAAATCTTGATGGATAACCTTGAAAAGACAGACATCACAATGCGTCCGATACATTGCACCGACCATAAACGCGAAGTAATGGCCGTGAAAGAAGAGAATAAATGGGAACGGACGAGTCTTGATTGTAAGAAACTCATTGACGTAGTTCGCGTGATTGAGAAAAAGAACCTACTCTTGATAAATCAATGGGCGGAAGAACACCCCGAATGTAGCAATAGCGATACATCTGCGAACCGAATGTATATGAAACTTCATAAAAATGCGGATGGAGATGACGCGAGTATATCGAAGGTTCTTAAGAATGTCGCGAAGAAGGTATACATCGATAAAGATGAACTTGCGGAATTATGTGAATAATGTGTAAGGTATTCCACCACCTATCATTCACAAACCGGCGAATACACTTCGCTAATTTCCGCGTAGATATCGTGTATAACCGCATAAATCATTGTCCCGACGACCGTTACAAGAGGAAGATATTCAATCATTATAGTATGTAAGACACAAAATGATACGATTGTATTATACAATAATATAATACAATTATTCTATGAAGTATTGTCAGTGACGACCTCGACCCCGAGTCCGACAGTTTAATCTGCGCGTTATCTTATGTCCACGGTTACGTCTTCGACTACCTCCTTTTGAAGGCGTTAGACTACGTTCACGGTTGTGCCCGGGCCGACTTCTGCTTCTTTTTTTCGACGACGATGACGGTGACGGTGGCGGTGACGGTGACGGCGACCTTCGCGCAGAACGAACAGCTGTTACTTTTTTATGAGCCGTTTGTTCGGTATCTTTATACCTAATAATTTCGTCAATTATTTTCCTTGAATTTTCGCTACCACGATAAAACTGAAACTGTTCTAACCAGCATTCATATGCGCGGTCACTGCCACTTTCACCGTTTTTTGTATAACATTCAACAGCGGCATTTCTTACTTTCGTCGCAGACATCTCGCCTACCGAACCCGAACCCGATAATGCGTCTACACCTTTCACCCCATCACAATCGAATTCAATTTCAATATGTTTGAGACGTAATGCTTTACACGCAT